TGTTTAGCCAAAGTTTCTGTTTCAATATAGTAATTATCGCCAAATAATTTTTTCATTGTTCTCTCGACATAATCTTGTATCCTTTTATAATTATCTCCACCCTCGTCCAAAATTTTGTTATACAAACAATAGGGTGTTATATTGTACCCACCTATCATGATTAAAGATGACTTTGTCATTCCATCATTTACTCGATTTTTGTCAACCACTAAACTTTCTAATATTTTTGGTTTCATAACAAACATACTGCTGGTATGATGATGTTGTAAATAATATTCAAACTCTAACTTATTTATATAATAGCTATTAGGTTGTTCTAATACTTTAACACCACTTCCTAGTGGATTAAATATAACTAACTCGGTTGGGTTGAAACCACCTTGGTTGAAATGAAACGCCGATTTTATTCTAGGAGCTATATATCCATCTATTTGTCCACGAAATAAATCTTTTAGAAAAGATACTGATATTGCGTCGGTTTCTGTTTCACCAATTCGAATTCCCTGAGTTTCAAATGGGTGTAAACCGTAAACTATTTCTCCCTTTTTATGGGATATCCTAGAATCTAACAGATATTTTCTTATCGCTTGATAATGTTCATCACCTAAAGAACTACCAAACGTATCCTTCAGTAACTCTAGTTGCTTAAAACATGTAGTTAGCCCATAGGATATAGTTAATATTTTACAAAATTTTACTACATCCTTGTCGGTTGATTCTAATTGTTGAAATAACTCCATTAATATATGTTTAATATATCTCAAGTCGTATATTTTTAATGCTCTGGTTGTCCTAAATGGAGATACACTGCCGTAGGCTCTGGCTACATCTAAATTACTAGTGAAATAAGCAGGTCGCTCACTTAGTATTGGATATTTTGTATCATATCCTCTGTACAACAAACTATTTATAGGAAAATTAATCTGTCCATAGACAGGAGAAAAGTCTTCAAAATTTAGTAGCAATATACTACTCATCTATAATATATAATATTATAAATACCTTTATAAATATTTCTTATTAGAAAGTAAGTATGTACTTATTTATAATATTAGCAGTATTGTTCATTTCTCTATATCTAGTTACCATGAGGTCAAAAATAACCACGAAAGAGGGATTCTTTCCGGCCTGGCAGGACCATGCCATCTATTCACAACTATCTAGAAGGGTTAAAGTTGGTATTTGGCGTGGTTGGCTCAATATTAACAACTTATTGTTATCCAATAAGCTATTAGAATATACTAATATGGACATTGTTATATATGAAACAAATACTGAAGTTATAGAGGCCCTTTTAGAAAAGAAACAAATAGATGTCGGTATAATTACAGAAGCCGATTATGGTATCTACATAACATCTAAGTTAGAAAATGATGAAGGCGATAAAGTATTCAATCGAGATACATTGATGAAGAATAAACGTACTATTCTCAATCATTTTAATACACGACGTCTATTTACATTTTACAAACTTTACAGAATTTTAATGGCAAACAATTTACGGATCAATAAACCCAGTGATTTAGGTGGAAATATAATAGAAATAACTAATCTCACAAATGCTATCAATAGATTAGATTTAGACCTATTAGCCAATGTCAAATATACTAAAATTTATAGAGATGTAGGTAGAGGTGTTAGTAAGTTTGATAGTATCAATAAATTAGGTATGCAAATCGATGCCTACTTTACACAATATGATTATCCAAATGATGTGCTAACAGAAATAAGTCAAAAGGTAAATTGTACACTTATTGATCTATATAGTGACGGGGGTAAGGACAAGGGCAATAAAATAGTACCTCCCGAAAAGATTCAAAATCAACACTTTTATTTAAAAAAAGACAAGATGAAATTAGATGCTTATCCAGAATTAATTGCTCGCAGAAAAGATGCTATAGATTTCTATGACTTACCATATGATAGTAAAAATGTAAATTGCTATAGTTTCAAAATGGTTATGATTTCTAGAAGCGATGTAGAAGATGAGTGGATATATCTATTTACTAAAGGTATTATGGAAAATTTAGAGAAGATTAAAAGTGATGTACCATATTTAAGAGATGTTACCGCAGAAGGAATGTATAAATCTACACTAAGTGATATATTACCTATACATCCGGCTGTATTCCAAAAAGATAGATATTCGGCAAAATAGAATAATTATATAACATATTAGTAATAATAGTATGGACCGTACTAAATTTAGAAAAGAAACTCCCAAAGAGATGCGCAACCGTATTGCTAAATCCTCTGAATGTTACATTCGCGAAATGGATGCAAAACATATGGATCCATGGAATATACAACAATGGAAGGATTGGGAATATTGCCAAAATACCTATCGCCGTATTTATTCTATTGATACTAATATACCTAGACAAGAACTAACACTTGTGAATGAATTTATCACACAAATTAATGAGGAATACGAAGATGAAAAACAACAAAGATTTATACTAGTTAATAAGTTACCAATTGTTTTAGAAAAACGCCCAGAGTTCGATAGCCTAAATTTCTACATATATGATACTAAAAGTACAGTTACTCGCGAATATACAATTCAGTACAAATGGGTTAATAAACGCGAAGTAAAGGTTATAAATGGTTTTAGAACTCGTACGGAGTTTGAAGACAATTTTTTAGAAACGGGTTACAATATAGATACTTATAATCAAATGGGTCGCAAATTTGCTAGTTACTATTTGGATTTAGACAGACCTCAATACTTTCCATATCCCCTAAATACTAACATGTATTCTTTTACTAATACCCCGAATAACTTGTATACCGAGAATACTAGTCATATACCTGAAAAAGCAGGATTGTTTGATGCCTCCAAATTTAGCAGTCCCTACTAAAAGCACGCTTTTTAGAAAAAAGCGTAGCCAAAAACGCTTTTTTAAAAAAGCGTGCCCAAAAAGGATAAATGTATTAAGGTTTGGGTATATGCGATAAATATATGATGAATACACTTTTAGAAAAAGTGTTGTCAAAAAGATAAATTTATAGATAAATATATATCTATAAATCTATGAATGGTTTAGAGAGGTTTAGTGTAATCTAATATAATCTATTAGAATCGGGATAAATTATATTAGACTCTTTAGAATTTGGAGAAGATAAATGGAGAGTTGGTTATCTCTTTTCTCTAAAAGAACTAATAGATTTTATCCCGATCCTAATAGATTATATTAGATTACACACAACCTCTCATAGATTTATAGATATACAGTTATCTATAAATTTATCTAAATACATTTATCAAAATACATTTATCTAAATACATTTATCTAAATACATTCATCAAAATAAATTAATCTAAATACATTCATCAAAATACATTCATAAAAATACATTCATAAAAATAAATTTATCAAAATACATTAATCCAAATAAATTCTAATATAAATTTATCAAGTTTTGACTTACACTTTTACAAAAGTGTAGTTTTGACTTACACTTTTGTTAAAAGTGTGTAACTGTTTAGAAACTTTGATTGGTAGTTAATTTTAATTCCATAACGTTTACACCATTCGCTAGATGTTAATATTTGCCTTCTAAATAGATCCTCTTTCTTTTCATCTAGTTTGTTGTTTATTATAATGTCCAAAGTATTATTTATAAACTCCTTCTGTCTAGAAAACATTATTCTGTTGATAATATTTATCGAATTGTAAAATGTCATATCGCTTGTATTGTATTTTAATATCTCTAAATTGCTATTCATAATTGAACCTATTTTAGGAATATCTAATAGCAATTTATATATCTCCCTTTCCGATATGTTATCTAGAAAATCTACACAAACTAAATACTTTTCCGAATTAGCCGGTCTACTAGTATGAGGCTTTACAAAATATATATTTTTGTAACACTTGTGTAACAGATACAATAATTTTAGTGTTTTTGCTTGGTATGTATCAAAACACTTTAGGATAAACACACCGCCTTTCTTTTGGCACAATAGAGCAGCTAGTGATTGGCAATACAACAGTGGAAAAGACATACTTTCCTGTTGGTTGAAATCATTTGAAAAATCAAAACCACCATCACCGGTAATAATAGTTGCCTTAGTTTTCATATTGTTCATAATATCGTAGATATTGTCAATATTGTACAAATCACCAGTACCATCTTTTCCCTTTAGTATTTCAATATGTTTATTATATTCTAAAAAGTAACTCGTTTTTTTCCACGCTGGTACAGACTTTTCTTCCTTTAAAAGGGTCATTCCATACATCTTATAATTACTATAATTCATATCTTGTAACATATTATTTATACACTCCATAAAACCACCAGGCCCTTCTGCCAAATGAAGTGTTGTAAATGGCTCCTTATAATCAATGTTTTTGAATACATCTTTAAAAATAGTTGTAATCTCTAACATCTTAAAATACGCCCTAGATATTGGTACATAATTTGCTACTCCACCATTTGTTGTTACACATTCAAATGGATTACACTTCTTTTTAAAATAATCCCAATCTTTCTCACCAATTGCGTCTATCTTTGACTTTATAACATTTAATTCATTGATTGTTGCGTGAAAGTTTATATTATTTAAATCTGGTAATTTATTCATATCATTCGCCCTACTACCACAAATACTAAACTTAATACTTACAAAATTTTCTTGGATACCAGATTCCATAGCTGTTTAATAACTTACATAATATCTATTTAAACTAGTTTTAATATACTAATACAAACTTAAATATAGTTTTAGTATACATACTAGTAATTAGGAATGAGTTTTCACATGTTCTATACAAATTTATTATGGCTAGTTGCATATATCTACGGTTCTTTACAACCGTTTTGGATTAGTTTTTCTAAAGCAACTAAAGAAACATATACTTCTATCTACAACTATTACACTGATAATAAAATGGGTGAGGAATCTAATAACAATCATACAACCAATACACTTTCCGTATATGTGTCAGATGGTGAGAAAATGCTACCTTTTAGTTTTGATATTTCTAAACTACATAAGCATTTTTTATTGTTTTATGTAGTTATAAAAATAGATGATACACACAATAAAGTTATTGTCTTCAACAGTCTAGATAAAATACTATTTCTCTACAATAATCTAAAGGACTTAGTTAAAAGTAGAATATCTAGGTTTAGTAAATTTCTAGAAGTTAGAATTACTAACACTACTGCCTTAGATCATTTAGATACATTTTCAGAATATACCGATCGTTCAGATACCTATTATAGTGACATTACTGGTTATAATATAAGGGCTCGTGATATCTACGATTTTACAGATAATAACTTTTTACTATCAAGTGGTGGTAAATTACGTGTAACTAAAATGGATTTAAATAGTCAGGAATACGATTTTGAACAACAACTAGGGTCTTAATACAGTTAATATAGATCTTTGTGACAATAGTTCTCTAATGAATTTATTCATTTCCGCTAAAGTTATATCATCTACCAGTTCTATAACTTCTTTGTAAGATGTGTACGATTGAGGATGATAGAATAATTCATAGGCATTATAATCGGCAATTGTCATAGAGTCCTCCAATTCTAATAACATATTACCCGAATAGTTACTTTTAGCTAAATCTAGTTCTTTTTGAGACAATCCATGCTTCTTGGCGGCATCTAACTGAACCTGTAATTGTTTTAATAGTTCACCAATGTTTTTAACATTTGTATTTGTCTGGATACAAAAGTAACCTAAATTGTCATAACAGAAATTAACAGATTTAATTGAATATACTAAACCTCGCTTTTCTCTAATATCTTGAAATAATCTACCGCTAGTTAAATCGCAAAATACTAGTCTAAATAATTCTAACATGTAGTACTTTGTTCTACTCCTATAGCCAGTATTAGGATATGCTAGGGCTACTATGGCTTTTACAACACCCTTTTCGGTAATTTTAACATTTCTTTTAGGGGTTTTAGAAAAATACGAGTTGTCAAACATTAATTTATTTGGTTTACCCGCTGGAATATGTCCTAAGTACTTTTCTAAGAGTTCCGGTATGCTACCTTTATTTTTACCAAGATTACCATTAATAGATACTATCATATTAGTACCCACGTAGTACTGTTTATAAACAGCTATAATTTCTTCTAATGTAATAGAATCTATTTCGGCAATGTCATCGGATACATTGTCGCCCATACCACCCGTAAATATGTTTTTATCTAGTACTTCTAGTACATATCGCATTTTATTGTCCTCTATGGCCTTTAGTTCCTCCAACACAATCTTCTTTTCTTGTGTAAATTCATGACCGAATGTTTCCGTATAGAAATTCGTATTGGCCACTAAATCACTCAAAATATCCACACAATGTTCTAAATGAACATAAGCGGCCTTGGCATGATAACCGGTAAATGGTTTAGATGTGTAGGCATTGTATTCACTACCGATACTATTTAGTTCCGCCATGATTTCTTTTGTTTGTGGCCGCTTCGTAGTACCTTTGAACAATATATGTTCTAAAAGATGCGCCATTCCAGCCTTTTTGTCAAATGCCGAACCATAACGAACCGTTATTAGTACCGAAATTGTACTAATACTAGGATTGTGGCTATAGATGTATCTCATGCCATTCTTTAATGTACCTATTATACTGTTAGAATCCATTCTATTCTAACATTATAAAACTTTTTACTCTTTTTAGGATTTCTTTTTTGTTTTTAATGTTTTTAGTGTTTTATTGTTGTTCGCCATCGTCCTTCTTGCCTACAATAGGCGCTACATATTCCTTGTATTGTTCGTCGGCTACTTGTTTCGTGGCGTCTTCTAGGGTACGCTTGCCGTTAATTACATTTTGAGTAATGTTTAGGAAATGGTTGAGTTTCATTTGAAAACTGGGTTGGTCAAATTCGCGAATAGCTAATTTGAATAGCGTTTTGTAATCCTCTTTAAAACGCGGCATTTGTTCACTCATATACTTTTCATATCCCTCAAAATCCATATCTCTTTGGTTTTTGAGAGAGGGATTCTTACTGTGAATGTTATCTACTTGGGTCATGTATAGTTGAATCTTCTTCTTTTGGTCCATCGAAGCCATCTTATTAATTATTAATTATACATTATAGAATTATTGTTAGGTTTAAACTAATTCTAATTATTCTATTAATAATTAATAAGGGTTGTAATAGATGTATCTAATAACCATATTTATTTCTATAATATTACTACCGTTTATCATAGTACTTTTGCGGTTATCTAGTAATTCCAAGATAACACAGTTAAATTTCGAATTTATAAAAGATATATATGAAAATTGTAGCGAGGAATACAAGACAAAAATAACACATTTAATTGATTGGCATACGGCCTATAATCATCCCTTTTTAGCCGAACGTTCTAAAAAGGTAGATAAAAATGGTCTTGAAAATGATATGCGTTTTGCTATCTTTATGGATTTAACAGCTTTTGTAAATGTTGATGGACAACTATGGGCCAAAAAGTGGTATGAAATGTCGGAGATTTTAGGAATTCCTGTAGAGATTGAACGGAAATGTATAGAATATATAGAACGGGGAGAAGAAGTGGATTTAATTTGGGGATTGGATCCTCTCGAGAAAAGGGAGAAAATCTATTTAGAATATCCAAATCGCGGTTTAATAGAATCCTATATTGTCCTCGATGGTCGCGTATTAGATAAGTACAAATATGTTAAAACTAGTACACCCGATAATTCTAAATACTCATTTATGTACACTAGAACTACAAGTAGCGGCCAGAAAGATTCTTATCACTACGCCTTGCGAGAACCAATAAATATGGGTAAAGATGGCTACAAAATATATATTGTTTCACACAATCCACTAAGTGGTAATATAACATACTATTATAGACCTATGTAGGAATAGTGTACATTTTTAAATAAAAATTATAATAATATTATTATCTATAATATTAGTAAATGATATCAAAAGCAATTTCTGTATGGACTCTTTTTAATGAGACGAATTTTATAATTCAAGCCGATAACATTGTTGATGGTGTAAGTACAATTACAAATCTTTCGGAGAATGGAGGGGATGCCAATGTTCCCCAAATAGCTATAGATAACTCTACAGGTAATGCTATCTCTGTATGGACTTTTAATAACGGTGGGGAAGATAATAAAATCCAGTCTTCTTATTATAATAAAAGTTCAAATAGTTGGTCTACCCCAATAGACATTTCTCCATCTGCAAACAGCCCTACAGTATCTATGGACTCTAATGGTGATGCTATCTGTGTCTGGGACAGTGGTGTGATCCTAACTTCTCGCTATGATAAAAGTTCAAATAGTTGGTCTACACCAAGACAACTATCTTTAAGTGGAGGAATCGCCGAGAATGCCGGAATAGCTATAGATAATACTACAGGTAATGCTATCTGTGTCTGGTATCGTTTTAATGGAGAAGGTGTTCGTGTTATCCAGGCGTCTTATTATACTAAAAGTAGAAATACTTGGTCTGCCCCAAAAAACCTTTCATCCGATACAAATAGTGCCATTGGACCTCAAATAGCTATAGATAATAAAACAGGTAATGCCATATGTATATGGGAATATATTGATAATGTAAATTATAAGAATGTAATCCAGGTATCTTATTATACTAAAGGTAGAAATACTTGGTCAACACCAAAAAATATTTCACCTGTTGGAGAAGATTCCACTGAACCCCAAATAGCTATAGATAATACTACAGGTGATGCTATGTCTGTATGGATTAACAGCAGCAACACATTTAATAAGGGAAATACAAAAGAATTTGGGGTGGGAATAGTCATGGGATCCCTCTATAATAAAAGTAAAAATACTTGGTCTGAACCAATGAACCTCTCACTTATTGGAGGATATTACAGTCAACCTCAAATAGCTATAGATAATAAAACAGGTAATGCCATATCTGTATGGGTATCGAGTAGTTTATTGAGAGCAAGTAGTAATTCCGGAAATAATATAATCCAGGCGTCTTATTATACTAAAAGTAAAAATACTTGGTCAACCCCAAAAAATATTTCGGTTGTTGGAGAATCTTGTCAAGAACCCCAAATAGCTATAGATAATACTACAGGTGATGCTATGTCTGTATGGTTTTGTTATAATGAGATAAATTATATATCGAAGGCTTCTTATTATACTAGAAGTTCAAATAGTTGGTCAGTTCCAATAAACCTTTCAGCAAATGGAACTAATACTGCTTATACCAAAATAGCTGTGTATAATTCTCCAGAACCTCTTACTACAACAACTACATCACCGCCAAAAAATAAAACAACCGTCAAATTTTCTATAAATGCTAACTATTACGATTTAATTATTGATTCAGAAACATTAGCTACTTACGAGAATGCCTTAATTGATGCTATTGTATCCCTCGTAGGTGCTCCTAGGGACTCTATTACTATTATAAGTGTAACACCGGGTTCTATTGTAAACGAATTGTCACTTCCTACAGAATATGTAGCCATTCTAAAATATTTAGTACAAAATGGGTTATTTTATATCACTATAAATGGTATTAGATATTACGCTATTGCTAGTTCTTTTGTTATTGTAGACAACATTTGCTTTAGAAAGGGTACTAATATACTCACACCGAGTGGCTATAAGCAGATAGAAAGCCTTACACGTGGCGATTTAGTTACAACCGCCCAGGGTCGTGTTGTCAAGATACAAAGGGTTACTAATTTTACGGGTAGCCGCGAAAAGTGCCCACTCTACGTACTACAAAAGGATACATTAGGGGCTAATATGCCATTAATGGACCTCTATATGAGTGAAGGTCATGCCTATCGCCATAATGGCCGTTGGTGCCACATGAAGTGTTCTTCGCTAGCCATGGAAGTAGATTTAGATAATATAGAGTACTACAATATAGCTCTAGATAAATACTTAGAAAATACATTAGTCGCTAATGGGGTAGAAGTAGAGTCGTTGTTTAACATGAAGGGTTTAGAAATGACATGGAATTGTAAAACAGATAATTGTACACCAATTGTACAAATTCAAAAGTAAAAATAGTTAATTAGATAATTGTATTGTTGCTTCTTATTGCTTCTTATTGCTTCTTATTGCTTCTTATTGCTTCTTATTGCTTCTTATTGCTTCTTATTGCTTCTTATTGCTTCTAGTTACTTTTAAAAGTAATTACAAGTAATTTTAGTTACATTGTGCCGTAGGACGTATTTTTCCAGAGGAAAAATACAACTGCGCACACCGGGAATCGAACCCGGGCCCTCTGCGTGGAAAGCAGAGATTCTACCATTGAACTATGTACGCTAGTAAGTTATTGTTTTTGTAAGAAAATACAATTGACCAGTACTATTTTCAGAATGAAAATATAATACTAAATCTTTATTTTATGCCTATTTTATAATTACCCCTAACTCATTCAAATTACACCCCACTCTTTAGATTTATTACTTTTTATTTTGTTTTCTATTTTATCATTGATTATATCAACATTACTTAAGCAACCGTCTTGACTTCCTTGATGAAGTGCGGCTTGATGTAGCGTTGGAGGTTGAAGTAGTTGAGCTTGTCTTCCGAGGTGAGGGCGAAGAGCGAGATGAGCGTGGCATCCGAAAGGATTTCACGACGGTTGTCGGGGTTTTGGAGGTTGTGTTCCTTGATGTAGGCAGCAATCTTGCGCGTGGCATCCGTGCGCGAAAGCATTTGGTCAGCGGCAACACCGCAGAACTTGGCGAGTGCCGGAGAGATCTTCGACGGTTGGAGGAAGACCGAGTTCGAGTGCGTCGATTCGCCATCAGCCTTGACACGGCGCTTCTTGCCGCCTTGTTCGGCCTTCTTGACTTGCTTGGCGAATTCCTTCTTAGCGGCACGCGAAACTTCGAGGACACGCTTGGCCATCTTGATGAGTTCGTTAGCGAGCGTTTCGAGTTCTTCGTGCGAGGCAACAGCCGGGGTTTCCGTCGTGGCGGCGGTTTCCGTGGCCGTAGCAGTAACAGACGAGGCATCAACAGCCTTGGTCGGGGCAGCAACCTTGGCGGGAGCAGCGGTGGCCGGAGCCGAAGCAGCGACTTCAACCTTGGCCGTCTTCGTGGCCTTCTTGGCAGGGGCGGCAACGGCAGCAGCGGCCGGAGCAGCGGCGACAACAGGGGCGGGGGCAGCGGCAGCGGCCGGGGTAGCGGCGGCGGCGGTGGGCTTTACGGTTTTCTTTTGGGTGGGTTGCGACATTTTACTTCTTTATGTTATTATATATTGGATTAGCTTTAAGTCCTTTTTCTGGATCCGCACTGAGGTTGGTGCGGATCTTTGAAAATACTTGATGATTTTGTGTTAAAAATATTTATAAAAAACGAACGACCGCAAATTTACTTGGAACCGCGAAGTGCCAAAGTTAAGTTTTCTCAGAGAACTTATTTTGGCAGCTGACGCGATTTCTATAGTGTCCAAAAGTTAAGCTTCGCTAACTTTGACACTATTTGGTACAACCCTTTTCTAGTATTGATTTCATCTCTTTAAGATAAAATGAATCCACTACATTTTTCTCGGCCAATATTCTGTTGGCAAAATCCTTGTTTGCGTCCAACTTTATAGTCGAGTGCTTGTCTCTAATGTTATCTAGGGTTCCTTGGTGTTCTGATTTAAGAATATTCATTTGGTTTTCTATGTAGCTCTTATTATTTGTGTACTTGTCTATACTATCTCTCAAATCTGCTTCGCGTTTTCTAAGTTCTCTAATAGACATAGAATCGCCATTTTGGGCCTTTAATCGCGTTTCTAATTCCTCTTTCATTTTTTGGACAATTTGTTGTATCGTATTTAAATTTTGTTTTCTTGTATCTACTCCATATTTCACATAATTTAAATAACATTGGGGGCTATTAGATATTCTAAATAATCCATTGTTTGGAACCGTACTAGAACTGAATAACTCTAAAGTTAGATTTAGGGGGTTTACACACAAGTATTTGTTATCAATTGTTTTGAAGCTTACAAAGTCGTTTATTTTGAGATATGGTTGTTGCGAAGTCACTTTTGTTTCATATGGTACTATCATAAAATCCATGTTAAATGTTTTGTTGAAATCATTATCCGGGTAAACTTCTAATCTTACCTTTTCCATATAGGGTACCGGTGTTAATCCTTTTATATCCCCTTTCGGTTTTATATAGGCTACTTGTGTTAATGCTTGCCCCTTACTACCAACAGCTTTAGTATTTTCACCAGCCTTCAACAATACATAATTAGCATCGGATGGTGATGGAGTAGAAGAGTTGGCATTACCTGACGGTACACCATATTCTATAAAAATCGGGTCATTATAATAAATTATGTTATCTATTCTATCTATGTGGTTATCTTTGGGTAATATACCATTGTAACTTATGTATCCTTCTTTTTGTCCATCTCTTAATTGTAAAACCACTAAAAGTACTATTACAACTAATAGGGATATTAGTAAATATTTTCCAATAGCCATTCTAATTTTGATAGAGATTTAATTATTTATTCATTTTTAATCATTTTATCTATTTTTAATGATTTGTAAACATTTTAAATCTTCTATTATTATATATGGATTTTGTAGTACTATTCGTAATAACTTTTATCATTATAATTCTTTTAATTAATCCAAGCAACTACTTTCGTGCTTTACCTATTAAACCTTACAGGTGGAGAGAAAGTAACAACTCGGCAACCTCTAGTTGTACTAAAAAGAAATCATTTGAACCTAAGGTAATACCTCCTCCTCTAGATGACCTTTCTTTAGCTCCTTCTACCGAAAGTAGCGTCACTTGTTCTAAGGCCAACGCTAAAGACGATGTTTCTAAATTATCCGCTGTCAAAACTGGTGCTGATTATTACTACCTAAATGATCCCAAAGATACACAAGTATATCACGTTTTTCAAAATGCCTACACATTCAAAGAAGCACAAGTAGAGTGTGCCAAACGCGCTGGAACTTTAGCTAATCCTAACCAATTACAAAACGCCTATGATGCTGGCGCCAACTGGTGTAACTGGGGCTGGTCTACGGATGGCGATGCCTACATGCCTAACCGTGATCCAAAGTGTAATAAGAAACTCGGTCTCATTAATGCCAAACAGGTTGATAAATCTATGAAATTAGGAGTAAATTGCTATGGAGTTCCTGCTTAAGCGAACGACTTTACGAACGATAGTGAGTAACGGAGTTCCTGCTTAAGCGAACGACTTTACGAACGATAGTGAGTAACGGAGTTCCTGCTTAAGCACTAACCAAACATCTCGCGCATCTCGGCATAGGTCATCTGTCGGCCAGTTTCCTTCTTAAAAGTCTCTTCGCTGTTCTTGAAAAATGTTTCTAGCTTTTTTGTTTCGGCCGATGGGTCATTCGTTGCTTTTAGTGTGTTTTTTACCTCTACTTCACCCAGAGCTTCGAATTTTTTAATAACATTAGCGACCCTTATTGTCCATTGTATACCTCTCTTAGTGATGTTGTAATATTATTACATGTAATATTACAAATTCAATTTAATCACTAATCCAACTCTAGCACTGTTCTAGTGGCAAGTTGAAATTCCAATTCCGCTAAGAGGTCCTTTAAAACCTTATTTTCAGCCTCTAGTTCCTCTAGTCGCTTCTTTAACTCATTAACATCCATTTTACTAAATTTAGTAGTTTCTTTTAGTATAGTTTTAAATGTGTCTTTGAACATGTTACCGAAATCCTCTTCTGGAAATTCACAATCATCTCCTCCTATCATATCTATACTCTTTTCAAATAACTTCAAAACTGATTCCTGTAATGACATTTACAATATTGTATAAATTATTTTGTGGATTTTTACTACTAGGAAAACACTTTTAACAAAAGTACACTTTTAACAAAAGTGTAAGTCAAAACTACACTTTTGTAAAAGTGTAAGTCAAAACTAGATAAATTTAAATAGATAAATGTATTGGATGAATTTATAGTTACTATATCAACTAGTATATATCTAATACAATTTCTCTCCTAATTCTCTTTGTACAATAGCATTTACTAATTCATCTATATCATTATTAGCAGTCGTAACAGATGTATCAATTGTTTTAACTTTTTTAGTTTTAGTACCTTTAGTTTTACTAATTTTACTATTAGTACTAATAGTTTCTTTTACAGTACTATTAGTTTCTTTAGAAGCTCCTATATCTATTGTATCTATAGTATCTATAGTTTTTACATTAGTCTTTCTAGTTCTTTTAGGCTTGTTGGCGCGTTCTAATTCCTTTTGTTCCCGTTCTAATTGTTTTGCCTTTTTTTTATCAGCCTTGTCTTGTTTATTGAGTTCTTTTTGTAGCCACCATAGTACCATGTTTCTACTATCCGCTAAATCATCAATCTTCTTGTAACCATTGAAATAATCTAGTAGTTCTTTCTGTTTTTGATTTGCCAATTCTTTTTGAACTGTTAATATACTGATCCGCTTGTAGTATTGATATTTGTTTTTTGTAGGATTGTATTTCTTTTGTAGTTCCTCAATATCCTCTTTTGGTAATACATCTAGGCAATAATTTACTTTATTTTTAGCATCTAGCAAAAGCAAATCCCGTAGCTTTTTATCTTTAGTAGATACATCATTCCATAATCGTATTACAAAGTAGCTATATATATAGTTCATAATTGATATCATTTTTGGATTTGTCGGTGGTTGTTTTTCGATGATTATGTAATCCGCGCTACGCCACAATTCCAATTGCTCATCTAGTTTTTTAAATATACTACATATTACTTCATTGTTATTCAAGTAGTTCTTATTTAGCGTTTTCCATGTATATTTGCGCTTTTCCTTTTCTTTATCTTTTTCTTTATCTTTGTCCGATTCTTTCTCAGGATCTACTAGTTTTTTATGCGCGGCACAATAGAACCTGTAGAGAGATGTCTCCTTATCCACATAAAACCACCCAGCATCCTTACTACACTTCTTCTTATTTGTATATTCACATACTTGTTTATAGTCGTCCGGTGTAGTATCCAGTACAAACCACGTGTCCCTATTAATATTATTAGTGTTTGTAAGTTCATCATAATCAATAGTACAAAAAGCAAGATTCTCTATAGCAATATCTATACCGATAAGTCTCATGATATAGTTTTAATAACTACCTTTTTCTTTAATACTTTTTTAGACTTCTTCAGCTTTTTGGTGGTTGATTTCTTTTTTGTTACATTTTTGTTTGTATCTCCATTTGGTGCTGCTTTGAATAAAAAATTGTCCTTAATAGGTCCTCCAGTAAATTCGAAGTTTATTATACTAGAATCAAAATATTTAACAGGTGCTTCATCCTTCTTATTATGTTTTAAACAATTCATTTTAAACATTTCACAAATTGTACCTAAATCATCTTTTGTAAATATACCTAGCCGCTTTTGAAACAAAAACCAATTTATTAGAATGCTTCTTAATTTTCTATTTTTTAAATTGCCCCTATCCTCGAGACATAACCCACAATAATTTACAAAATTATAAAACATAAATATATCTTCTATGTAAAAAACTATATCGTCCTTTTCTAACTGGTCTACATAACTTCCCGCACTACAAACCAGTAAATAAGTAAAATTAATTAATTTAAACCGCTCTAAATTGTATTTACAATCCCTATACATGTTCCATATTAATGGACTATCTATTAGCATACTATCAATCTCAATTAGTTCTAATTTAGTAAATTCCTTGTTAGTATATGGGTTTTTAATAGGCGATGGTTGTGGTAAATGGTCATACATGTAGCTATTCTCTAAATTAGTAATTATTAACTTTCTAAAATCCTTTTGACTAAACAAATATTTTCTACGAGCTCCTACATCCACATAGACAATTACATCCTTTTTATTTTCATCTATTTCATTTAGTTCCAAATCAAAACCATTAACAGATGTTGTTCTTTTTATACAATTAACTAGCCATATTTTCCCATATTTGTGACTTAAAAATGCCTTTCTCAACATTTTATCTACACATCTAATTGATTCATTTCTAACAGGTTCACTTATAAATTTATTGTTTATTAAATACCTTTTGAAATCCACTATGTGGCTATTCATTGATTTAATAGTCTTAATTTGTGATATCCATGACAAAAATAGCGTGTCTGTTATATCTTTACAAAAATTAAGCATTTATTACTTATTTTAATAAATAATAACTCATATTGCTTAAGTTAATTACATCATGTGGGATGTAATTAAATTTAGAAATATAGAATTGTTAATAAATTTATCCTTTTTGACTTCCCGCTTCCTCGTAAGAGGAGGAGGCAAAGGGTCCCGCCTCCTCTATAGAGGAGGAGGCTAAGGGTTGCTTGCTAAAGCAAGACTTACACTTTTTTCTGGCCACTTTTGCCTAGCGGCAAAAGATTTGAAAAAGTGTTGTTAAACCTTTTTTAAGCCCATACAAAACTCCAAAGTATTCTTCGAAGCCATTGTCTTTTCTCTAGATAATTTGTATTGGTTATTTACCTTGTCTAGATATGTTTTCATTTCAGATTGTGTAGGTCCTTGACTAGAAGTATTGTCGACATTGTTTAAATTTATTTCCTCTAAATATGTTTGAATACTTATTATTGGGAAAGACATCATTTTAATTGACTTTTCTTTACACAAATCTCTAAATCTAAGTACATCATAAACCCCTCCAAATTTAACAAGTGCTTCTCTAGGTAGCGCTAATTGTATTTTAATATTCTGATTTAGGTTGTATAGTTTCTTATACATGAGGTTAATTAGGGCATAACGTTCCCACATTTTTTCATCATTTAGGCTAAAATTATAACTAGCCATACAATTGAAACTACAAAAACAATGTTTGACAAAGAAAGTATCACCCTCCTTCTTCTCTGGTAATCCTACCGGCGGATTATCAAACGGTTCTGTATCCCAAAAACAACATACGGTAGTCTTTTCTGGCATAATCCTAATATCATTACATCTTGTAAACTCGCTTAAAAGTGGCACAATTCTAACTGTTTTATTAATAGCCGAAAAAGATACGGTCTTTTTAACTTCCATTTCTGGTACAAAAGCAAAACTATGCGAGGCATTTTCAAAATCGGCATGCATATTTATATTAATATTCGGGTCATATGGAATAGGTCCAATACTTTCATCGCTCTGGAGAAATATGTTATTCTTCGAACTATCATCAAAGATACCTTTTGATATATTTCCTTTTATAGGAAAGTGTAAAATCGTATTTTCTATCTTGGTCATAAAGAAAGATTTTTTCGGGGTTGAAATTATTTGCTGTTCTTCTACTTTATCTTGTTTGTCTTTTGTTTGCGGTGTAGTTATTTTTTCATTTGAGACATCTCTATTCTTCGGCTTTCTGCCTCTCTTTTTCGGCAGTATTGGAGTTTCTTCGGCAATAGCATCAATTGGTAAATCAGACATAAAAAATCTTTCTTTATTATTAATTATACCCATATTCTTTAAGTTACTAGTTAATAAACTATGACAAGTCCCCAACTTTCAACTTATCCAACGCAATCCTTGCCGATTCTTGTTCCGCCTCTTTTTTATTAGGACCTCGAGCCTGCCCCATCTGTACCATAGTGTCCGCTCCGGTTGGCACCATTACACACATTGTAAAGATAGCATGATTACTCAGTCCTTCCATACTAACCTGCTTATAAACCGGATTGCGGCCCTCGAAATTCTTGTGGCAATAGCGCAACAATTGGTCCTTGTAGTTATCATCGTTTTCAATAAGGTCTACAAAATCAATTAAGTCAATGTTTTCAATCATCGCCAAGACAAAATCATTACAAAATTCAAAACCAAACAATTTATATGTAACACCCACAAATGATTCAAAACAATTCTCCAACAATTTAGGATTGTCGCGACCACCACAAATATCCTCTACATACTTTGACATTACAATAAACTTTGTTAAGTCCAAATAACTACTTAGTTTTGCCAGTGTTTTAGTACACACTAATTTTGTTCGTATTTTAGTCATAAACCCCTCTTTCTCCTTAGGATACCGGTCAAACAAATAATTAGCAATAATAAGGTCAATTACAGAATCACCTAAAAACTCATAACGCTCATTACTAACTTCTTGGAGCGGAATAGACCAGGTTTTAGATTCTTCTCGCAGTTCATCGGAAATCTTAATGTTGTATTTACAGTACGACTTGTGATTAAAGGCAATTTGAAACTCCTTGATATCAGTCTTGCTAATTTTACTTTTTATCTTAGAGTAATCCATACCGGAATTGTCTAAAATAGAAAATAAATCCTCTCGAGTTAGTAGAATATTCGAGGCGTTGTAAATGTTCCGCTCATGCTGCTTCTCCTTATCAAATTTGTCCATGTAGTATGCCATTGCTTTCTTTTATTAACTACTAATTATATTGAAGACTTCAATTTAGCACTTTTTAAAAAAAGTGTAAGTCAAAAACGCTTTTTAGAAAAAAGCGTGGCCAAAAAGGATAAATTTATTAAGGTTAAGGATTATGCGATAAATAAATTATAAATCTATTATGATAAATATATGGCTTCTAGAGGTTCTAGTGTAATCTAATAAAAATCTATTAGATTATGTATAAATTATATTAGTTCCTTTAGAGACACTTTTTAGAAAAAGTGTAAGTCAAAAATGTAAATAAATGATAAATATACATTTATACTTTAGTTTGTACTAGTATATGAGAATAGTAGTTTTTAGTGTTATCTAATACGATATATTAGAACATGTATAAATTATATTAGTTCTTTTAGAGAACAGAGATAACCAATTGTAAATTAATCCTCTCCAAATCCTAAAAGAACTAATAGTATTTATACATATTCTAATAGATTTGTATTAGATTACACTAAAACCACTAGTACTTATAGATTTATCTAAATACATTTATCATATATTTATCGCATAATCCCTAATACATTTCTCTAGTTTTGACTTACACTTTTTCAAAAGTGTTTTTTGGCCACGCTTTTACAAAAGCGTTTTTGACTTACACTTTTGTTAAAAGTGTGCGTTATTAATTTTAAAGAGGTTATAGAATATTACTATAGAACCTAATAGATGATTTAGTTTAATCCGCTCTCCTAGGAAGAACCAGCCCAACATAAAGGCACTCAATGAACTTGTGAATGATAATCCACTAAACCAACTAATGGGTATCTTAGTTAACGAGAAGAGTCTTAGTGTATACCCTATACCACCTATTAATATATTGTAAAGTATGATACGCTTCATAAATCCTCCATGGTTTGTTAATATATGCCACCAATTATCCTTCTTGTCATCTTTTTCCTTTTGTATCTTTTCATCAATTGCTTTATTTTTAACTTCTTGCGAATCTTTGTACTTTTGGTACAAGTACCATATTATAAAGAATACAAATGCCGGAGCATATAGTGAATACAAACTCATAAATGGATTTTGAATATTAACTCCTTTGTAAAACACTCCAATTATAGCTTCTGTTAAAGCCGCTATCGCAATAAAGGCGAAACCTTTTTTAATATTAGCACTCTTTTCACCACCTAATAATGTATCCTTATTTAATATACCTATGCCTAATAAACTACCAAATAAGTTATACATCAATCCAGATGTTAATTCAGTACCTAAAAAGATACGAGATAGTAATACTTGTATTATAGGATAGCTGTAAAATGTAGTGAGTGAAACACCGGCATTTAGGTACTCGAACCCTTTATAGGAACTATAGATGTGTAGCATATTGACTGCCGAAATTGCTAAATATTTCGGCTCTATTAAAGTTGTTAGGATATTCATACCTTCACCGCCAATAACTAGGAAAGGCAATGCTAAACATATGTACACAACTATTCTAACAATTAATTGTACTACAATGGATATATTTGTTATATAGGATTTTATTAGGATAGGATAGGAACTGAGTAATACATTTGAAACAAGCAATGCTATCGTACCGACATAAAAGTCATTCATCTCTTGTTTTAAATGTATATATTTATTATTTTGGAACTATTCTAATATCCTAATATCCTAATAGTTTATTTACAGACAATTTCCAATTATGTAATTCCTTTTTCCGCTCAATTGTATAATAATCTTCTAGGAGCAAGAACATTTCTACTAGTTCATCTAGTAGTTCTCTAATTCTATTAGTAACCATAGAGTTACAATGTATCTTTCCAAATACCTGATAAAGAGTTATTATTGTTTTTAATATTCCATTAATATTATCTACAGTCTCATTATTAGCCTCTACGGAATCATCTAGACATATTTCCTGTAAATGTTCAAAATACTCCATGAAATGATTAAATAGTTCTTTGGAACAATAATCAATACGATCCCTTAACATACTTTCTTGATCTAAATATTGTCCCTCGTTAAATAGGAAATCAATTATAAAGTCACGATCATTGTACTTTATTGTAAATGGGAAATTGTATAGTTGTTTCTCTCCATCAAAATATATTACTGATTCTACTAATTCCATTTTAATTATTAATTTATAAATAGGGTTTAAACCTCTTTTAACACTTTTGAAAAAGTGTAAGTCAAAACAGAGAAATATATTTAGATAAATTTATTAAGGCTTAGGATCATGCGATAAATAGATGACAAATATATTGAGATAAATAGATAATGGATAAATTTATAGTTACTAGTGGTTATAGTTGTTACTAGTGGTTTCTAGTGATATCTAATATAATCTAATAGAATATGTATAATACTATAAATACTATTAGTTCCTTTAGGATTTGGAGAAGTTTTGACTTACACTTTTTCTAAAAGTGTTTTTGACTTACACTTTTTCTAAAAAGCGTTTTTGACTTACACTTTTGTTAAAAGTGTTCTTTTCTCTAAAGACCCTAATATATTTTATACATATTCTATTAGATTGTATTAGATATCACTAGATTGAATAGATAAGTGTTGTTAGTAATTTTCAAATAATCTGTTCCGTAAAAGGTTTAACAAATTATTGTCATACATTCCCATCAGGGAAATACTAATTTACACTTTGTAAAAGTTGAAATTACTTGCCGCCCATTTTGGGCTCCGGACCTCATCCACCGCATTGGCTGTCTTTTGCCTTCTTACTGCTTTTGCTGCTACTACTATTCTTTTTCGAACTACTCTTTTTAGTGTCTTTCGATTCACTAGTAAAATAACCAAAGAAATCCATGTTTAATATTTAGTTAGATATAATTTTGTTTTTAGTATCCTTTAGTTATTTTCGTTCAATATACACTATAAATTTCTAGATATTTATAAAAGCCTTTAACTATTTTATTACTATAACATGTCGTATTTCGATGATGAACACGATGACAATAAAAATAATGATTTTGATGGTAGTTTCAATGAATATGACGAAAATGATAATCCATTAATTTGTAGAGAAGAACTAATAACTCTAACTCTAAATGAACGACAAGATGCTACATGGCACATGTTTAATCTATTTGAAAGAATTATAAGAGAAGATGAAATAGATTTCATAAGATGTATGACTTATAGTAACTTTAATAGTTGGTTTATTCACCATTTTGAAAGTGATTTGGTAGATTAATTAATTTATTGTATTTATTAATTTAAAATTTAATAAATGAAATATTTGTACAACATTTAACGTTTTTCAAATCGTTGATTTTATCTATGTGGAAAAACCCTCAATTCTGTTCCAACCTTTCCGATTGTTAAATTTTTATAGAATTTTTAAATATTCTATAAAAATTTATTGTTTTCATTTTTATTGTTTTCATTATTTGTTATAATTACATATTAAATGTTCTCTTTACACCACTGCTACGGCCTTTAGGAGCCTCGGCAATACTAGGAATATCGCTACCAGAATCCTTGCTTAAAATGTCATCGAAGCCTTGTGGGCCTCTCATACCGCCACTAGCCGGCTTACCATTTCCTCCAGCACCGCCGCCATTGCCACCCTTAGGACCCATGAAACCGCCCATTAGGCCGCTCATAAAGCCGCCCATGCTACCTAAATCCGGCATTCCGCCACCTCCACCGCCGCCGTCCATAGCCCCAAACATTTCCTGCATCTTTTGTTGCGCCGGCTTAATAATCATCTTCGAGAGATGGAAGTAGAAAGCACTGCCAGCCAGGGTCATTAGTAATTTGACTTCAGGACTGATATGACCCTTGTTCTTGTACTTCTCGTAGAGTTCCTCGAAGATATCATCGTATTCTGAGTAGTTCTCCATAACACTTTCAGACCAACCATCTAAATCAATGTCACACGGATTTATACTATGATTCACAAATTCGAGTGTACTTACTACACCCATAAGTACTCTACGTTGAAACTTAATACTATTTTGTAAATCACGCTCGTTCTTGAGGCGTTCATAGGACTTCTCCATTTCCTCTACACTAGAGCGCATCGTAAACTTTTGCGGAATCTTAATGCCCCTCTTTTCAAGTTTGTCAAACAAGAACAACAGTTCTTGCTTTCTTTCACTTTCATTGGCATGACCCTTAGAACGTACTCTATCTTTGATGCGTTCGGATAGTGAGCTAGCATTACTACCACGACTATCTTCACTAGCGCCATCCATAATATCCTTGACCTTATCTAGTTCATTGAAGTCCAAATCTAGAGAACGTTTGCTACCACGACTCGAACGGCTACTCTCGCTTCTAGATTCGCTACGAGAATCTACACTTTCATCCTTCGGTACATTCTTTTTCTGTTTATTGGCAATCATATCTAGACCGAAATCCATACTATCCGGTTCAACAACAGGCCGCTTAGGAACAACTCGCGGTGGCGCCGAAACCTTAGCTTGGTCCTTGTTGACATTTACTTTAGGTGTAGCCGGTGTATCTTTTTTATTGCTACCAAAGTTGAAAAAGTTATTGGAACTACTGGCTTTATTGTTTGTAGGAACGCTCATCTTTTCTTTAGTGAATACTAAGGAGCCATTATCGCTCAGTTCATCATTAAAGTTGATATCCTTTAGTTCATCTAGATTTATATCATCCATATCATCTGGTGTTAAGTCCATAGTTCTTTTGACATCTTTTTGAATCTTGAATTCTTCACTCATTTTTGTGTACTAAATATATTACAGACTCTAATTTAATATTTTAAACGCTAATTTCTTTAACCCTGTTTAGGCTAGCTATTTAGAATACTAATATTGCTATTTTGCTCTTGCTATCTATTTCTTTTGAATAGCAATCTTTCTTAATAAATCTAGGAATAAAAACATAAGTACACCACAACCAGCGAATATTATAAACTCTCTAATAAATACATTCTTGGAGTAGTCGTCAAATTCGGCTCTACATACTTTACAATGTTTTAAATGTCCTAACATATTTACACAATCTACACGCTTTCCATTTCCCTCGAAACCTTCATGTACATTATCATGACCGTGACCATCTTTACGTTTAAGGATACTTTTCGGTTTATTACTAACATTTAGCCGCTTACCGACAACCTTTCTGGTAACATCATCGCTAGTTACATCACTGTATTCATCTTCATCGGTGAAGTAGCGTTTAGTGTAACTGGGTTCGCACCAATCCTCCGTGTCTCTATGGGATTGTCTAAAGTAACGCGTTTCATCATCATTATTCTTGTACTTCTTGGAGGATTCGTCGTAGGATTCATCGTCCGTTTCACGGCTTTCCACAACTCTATTAGTTCTATTAGTAGCCATAGAACCAAAGTTGTTTCTGCGATACTTTTTAAAATTAGCCGGATTTTGTACCGGATCCTTAACCACATAAGGATTTTCCATTGGCTTACCGGAATGTAATTCTTCTACACCCCATGCTTCTTTTATTGACGCATATACCATTACTATTTATATTAAATAAAATAAATTTGAAATTATCGGCATATGAATATTAAAATCTAACATTAAAATAAAATGTCTCTAGATAAATCGTTTAACAGTCCAACTGGTTTTATAGTTAAACAGTTCTTTAGTGGAAATGATTCTGATGGTAGTTCATTCGCAATAGACGGCAATAATCGTATAGTAACAGTCGGAACGGCGAATGATGGTACTGACGATTATTTGTTATTAGCAAGATATACCCAGACCGGTATTTTAGATTCCCAATTTGCTGGTGGAGTAGGATACGTAACTGTTAAAATTAATGGTCTTGACACCCGGGGGATTTCTGTAGCCTTAGACCAGAATAACAATATTTTAATAGCCGGTAATGTATTACAAATTGTTAACAAGGTAGCAACTAATTATATGTTTGTAACAAAATATGTTGAATCTGGTACACCTGACGGCACTTTTGCCCTTGGGACCGGATATATTATTCAAAAAATTTTTGGCGACAATAATACCTATGCTAAAACCATATGTATTGATAATAATAACAATATTTTAGTATTAGGCCGTGCTCTGAATAGTTTTGATGAAAATATGTTTATAGTAAGGTATACAAATATTGGTGTATTGGATAATAATTTTGCCAGTGGTGTTGGTTATCTTACAAAACGTTTTAATAATAGTGATACCCTGGCAAATTGTATGGTTGTTGATACGGATGATAGTATATATATCACTGGGTATGTTAATGAAATTACTATAACAGACGAAAAAAGAAGCATGTTATTAGCCAAGTTTACAGATACTGGGGTTATTGATATTAATTTTGGTAATGGTTCTGGATTTATAACTAAACAATTTGTTAATGGTTTTAATTCGGATGGTAATTATTTGATATTAGATAAAGACCATAGTATTTATATTACAGGCCAAGTTCTTGTTGGTCTTAACCCATCTGACACAGGAATTTTTAATGTATATGTAGCAAAATATAGTAATACTGGTGATCTTGATACCGAATTTGCTAGTGGAAAGGGATTTGTATATACACGTATTGGTATATACAATTCTATTGGTAATTCTTTAGCTTTTGACAAGGATAATAATATATTGGTTACTTGTCAAGCAGTAGAAGGTTCAGCCAATGACTTCAAAAATTTTATTGTAAAATATACTTTTGTTGGGGCACTTGATACTAATTTTGGTAGTGGTAATGGGTATATAATAACAGAACCCACGAATTATTTTTTAAATGCCGCAACTCAAATATTAATAGATAATAATGATCGTATTTTACTTATAGGAAATGTTTATGATGATAACATTAGTCGATATTTTTTATTAGAAAGATATTTAAATATTGATATACCACCTACTACTACAATGCCACCTACTACTACTCACCATGAACCAATCTGTTTGCCACTAGGTACTCCTATTAATACCGACCAAGGTTTAGTAGCAATTGAAAAACTAAACACAGCGGTTCATACAATTAATAGACAACGTATTGTTTCTATTATACGTACCATAACACCAGAAAAAGAGTTGGTGTGTTTTGAAAAACACTCGGTTGCTATAAATTGCCCTAAAGAACGTACTTTAATGACACCCGGCCATTGTGTACTTTACAAGGGACAACTAATACAAGCAAAACACTTTGTTGGGCGTATAGATGGTGTTCATACAGTACCATACAACGGTAAAGATGTTTTATATAATGTATTGATGGATAAACATAGTGTAATGGCTGTCAATGGTATGGTATTAGAAACATTACACCCGAGTAATAAAGTTGCTAAAAAGATATTAGGAGACCTCTAGAATGTCATAAGTTAGCCACCCGCGTTAGATGGCTTAACTTTGGCACTCCATTTATATTTAGTATGAAAAGATTACGTATGAATTAAGTATTTTAAACATCATAAATAATTAAAATACTTAATAATGAATAACAACACTAAAGAACCCGTATTCTATGTTATTACAATTTGTTGGAATGAATCACCACTCCTTAAATATTTCCTAGACTACTATTCGTTCGCTAAAAAAGTTATCATCTTTGACAACATGAGTAGTGACAATAGTGTAGAAATAATGAAAGGTTATGATAATGTAGAGGTATGCTATTATAATACAAATGAACAAATCCGTGACGATATCTATATAGAAATCAAGAATCACGCTTGGAAGCAATTTCGTAGTGAATGTGATTGGTTTATTATTATAGATGTCGATGAATTCATCTATCACCCGATGGGTCTTCCTAATTACGTTAAAAGTCTCCCTAATAATGTAGCTGTTGTACAATGTAAGGGATTTGAAATGTTTTGCCCGGATATTTTCCAAGTCCCCGGAAATACTATATTTGAAAAATCCATTCGAGGTTATCCCGGCGTTAAGTTAGATAAATGTACCTTAATTAATAGCCGACTGGTAACAGATATTAACTACCTATGTGGCTGTCATCAGGCCTATCCTAAAATTAGTGGAGTAATACATAGTGAACCAAATTTTAAATTGCTTCACTATAAATTTGTATATCCTCTACAATACATGATCTCCAGATATCAATCTATGGCTAAACGATTAAGCAAACAAAATATCGAAAATGGTTATGGCTTTCACTACGCAAATATGAATAGTCTAGTAAAAAAGTACAACGATTTGGCTAAATTTAGTAGCCCTATTATCGAAATGCCTAATTTTATAAAAACCGCCTACTCAATAGATCAATAAATTGTACTAATTATTCTACTATTTCCTATAGTAACTTCTCTAACTTATATAACTTGTTACTTTCTATCCACCATACTTTACCATCTCTAGCCTCTCTATTATATTCACGTAGCGCCAATTCAATCATTTTACATTGACTATCACGTTTCTCAGTAGAATACTCATCTAATCCTAAATTTTCCATTAATTTGTTCATGGGGGCCTTGTTGTAACTCATACAGGCCTTGCCATCCAATTTAAGATTCGATTTGTTCTCCACGAAACTAAAGTCAATTATTTTACAAGTCATTTGTTTCAACGGACTCTCCTCACGCCCCTCTCCAGTCTGTTCTAATCTACCTATTACATGTGTATCTAAATTATAGTCATCAAAATTATACAATATCATTGGTCTTTGTAGAGTATCACTATTCAATCTATCTACTAATTTCTTACTCTTTGCTACATATTCATAACTCAATTCACGTGTCCATTGAACACCAATAGGACGTTCTTCTCTATCTCTAATAACTATATCTTTGCCTTCTAGATAATCACTTATCCGCTCATGTCTTTTGCTGCCTTTGCTGCTTTTGCTACTATTGCTACTATTGTTGCCCTTGCTTTCCATTTCATCCGGACTGTACTCACTATTAAACCATTCTAATAGGATACTCTTCATAACTACATCTTTAACCCGATCCAAATAATAAGCCAATTCATCACCATTGTCACTACTATCTATTGCCGCTAATACTTCACGGCGCCACTTAGCGAACAACTCTGGCGATATATCACGGTCTTTCACTACTACGTGAGCCTTCGACGGTTTCACGGTTAGTGGTGTTTCTCGATAGTATTCGGGTAATTCCGCGGTTTTATCTAAATCGTTAGGTTGAAATAAGTAATAGCCATCTCTAAATACTATTCTACCTAATCTATTATACTTATCATGTAGTTTCTCATGATTATGTATTAGTTGGTCTAGAGAAATGAGGAACACATCTTCATCAAAGTCTTCTATTTTCATTTCGCAATATGTTTTAATATGCGATAACTTAAATACTACTGATTTAGCAAACATGGCCTTGATAACCTTTTTATACCGCTCAATCTCCCTACCAGCATGGAACTCTATATCATAGGTATCTTTATCTAATTGCGAATTCTTCATATCTCTAGGGACTCTGTTACTATCGACACAACTATAGACCTTACTACAATTCTTATAACCACAATTTCTAGTATCATCCTTATCACCTACTTCATCTCCAAAATCCTCTACGGTATATTTATTACCAGAGTAATTCGATATACAATCCACGGCCCCATTGCGCAATACAAACTCAACCTCTTTCATTTGTATATCCTTTCTTTCGGCTCTACGGTGTATCTTTTCATCCGTTGTTTCTATTTCATTACTGCTTATGTGACTTGAATATAGGAATACAGTTACATTACGGTCCTCTAAAGGCAAATCTTTATGACTACAGTTACGAATACCACGACCTACTACTTGATCTATTCTACTAAAGTTGTCCCATGGATTAAGTATGTGTATCTGTCTAATTCTAGCAAAATCGACACCTTCACCAGCTACTCTAGTACCAATTACTACTTTAATAACATTACCATCACGATTGTCCTCACTGTTACATCTTTGTACTAATTGTGCTCTCTTTTTAGGGTCCATTTCACCATCTAGTAGAATATACTTCCATTTTTGTGGTAATGTTTTTCTACCCCCCATAAACGATTGTAGCTTATTTTTAACTACTATATCACCCATTTTGCCCTCCACAACCAATTGTTCAAAACCATTTTGTTCTAACATTAACGCTAATGGTAGTGAACCACCTTTACGGTATTCGGAATAGATAAAGATAATGCCACTTTCAGTACTACTAATGTTCTCTAGTATCTTGTGAAACTTGGGGGAGTATTTTTCTAGATTGTCTACATCAAATATAGGCTTCTTAGCTACTATAGCATCCTCGGTATATTCAAATCTACCACTCTTTAGTTCTCTAAAGCATCTATCAAAACCACGCTCGCCAAATAGAGTGGTTACATCGGCTTTACTAAAAACTGTTTTAGATGGTAGAGGATAGACAATATTGGAAATCATTTTACCATTAATATCAAAAGTTTCATTTGTTACGTCCGATAACAACTCTTCCATGCTAGTTTCTTCTTCGCCTTCCTCTCCACTATTACCACTATTGCCACTAACACTACCACCAATTACAGCCTTTCTAAATATAGATTCTTGGTAGCTACTCATGTCACATTTAACTAATGGGTTGTACTTAATTCTATCATCAGCTTCTAATGTCTGACCATTCATTTTATGGGCTGGTGTGGGGTAGTAAACTGTATTGTTTTGTACTATGGCATCTATAGGAGATTTATTGGGTAGTAATTTAGCCGGAAAACTAATAGGATTGGCACCTCTAACATAACTAATATAACCTCTAGATATATCTAACAGTGTCTGGGAATCAACTAGGTTATCCTTGCCGTCAAATAAGTCACCTACTTTAATTTTCTCGCGGCCGTCATTTTCTAATAGTAGATTTAGGATATATACTATTTCCGTGGAACTATTGAACATAGGAGTGGCACTCATAAGTACTATTTTAAGGTCACTGGAATAGTGTACAATCCGCTCTAACATCTTAGGGGCTATTTGGTCACCACCTTCGCCAGCCGTTCTAATATTCTGAATTTCATCTACAATCATTAAACGGTTCGAGAAGTAATCCGATAGGGCCACACGGATTCTTTCCTCCTTCTTAGGGTCTATAATAGGTGTACCGCGCCATATTAATCCTTTAGGGGTCTTGACGGCCGTAAAGAGGAAACCCTGGGTACTAATTTCTTCACCTTCCGACTTGGGAGCCTTTTTGGGCATCGCGGTCTTTTCTTCATCTAGATCCAATTTCAAGCCGCGCTTAATTAATAATTTGCTAATTAAGCCTTTTAATGACCCATAAGTAATGAATTCGTAGTCATGCTCAATCTTTTTAAGGATTCTACCTTCGCGACGCTTCATACTCTCTGGGTCGGTACTTTCAATTGGAATATAGTATCTATTTCCGGTACATTGTAGCGTGCCTGGTACTAAGCCTTGACTTAATTCGACTCGTTCCTTGTTGAAGTTGTAGAGTTCCTTGATATAGTTCTGCATAGTACTCGTACCTAAAATAACTAGTACTTTTCTATTGTACTTTTTGTAGTATTCTAAATGTTTCTCGGCTATACTAATACTGGCACACGTTTTACCTACACCAGTACCCCAATATAACAATAGGCCATTGTAGGGAGTTTCGGTGTTGAAATAATTGGCTACCCATTGTTGTTGCGCCGAAAGGCCAAATGTATCCTGGCGGCACAAGTCATCCATAGTTTTACCTTTCCAGCTTTCCATTTTGTTGATGAAAAACTCTTTTTTCTTGTTTAGCTTTACGTAGAAGTCAGGGTCAATTACTTCGGGGTAGTTAGAAAAGAATTCCACATTTTCATCGTCCCAATCGGCCTTTTTGCCTTTTGGTGAACTAGTACGTTTCTTTTCACTGCTAGCTCGTTTCTCATAGACAACAATATCACTTAATTCTTTCGGTTCTACAAACGATTTGTTGTAAGTAGCTAACTGTAATGCTAGTGGAATTGTTAAGTCGAGTTCCGAATAGTACAATTGACGCTGTTCGGAAGAAATTGTACCAAAAAAGGCTCCATAATTGACAACTACTAAATTGGGATCGATTTGTTTGGAATTGCTTTTGCTACTGCTTTTGTTGCTACTGTTGCCATTATCGGAATGGCTAGATTTTAAATCAACTAATACATTGCTATCAGCATCAATATCCTGTATATATTTACGGATTTGGCGTTTAATATCCATTTCGAGTTTTACTAGTATTTCATTAAGCGCCTCTAAATTCTTAGTTTTCTTTACACGTTCTAAGAGGGCTAAATCAAAATCTTCGCTATCCGAAATCATACTATGTACAATGAGCCGCTCAACAATAAAATAGTAATTCAATAGCCACAAATCATCGGCACTACCAACCAATCCAGTGTGTAAATCTACATGAATACCCTTTTCTAAATACTCTAGTTTACTGGCGATTACAGTAGAGATACTAGATTTGATCTTTAGTAATTCTACATTGGGTTTGGGTAATTTCACTAGGACCCACGGATACAACTTAATAAATTGGATATTAACTATTCTCTTGAGTTGTTCGAAATGCGGCGCCATACGTTTTCTATCGCAAAATTGTATCAAATTGTTGAAAATGGTCTTTTCGGTGTGTCCGGCTAGCAACAAACGACGGCTAATTGTAGAAATCTTTTCCCATTGTTCGTAGCGAATAGCGGCACATAAATCATCCCATTCGGTCTTTTCTGTGGCCGATACAGTACCATCTTTGACACAATAGCCCCACTCGCGCATTAAGCCAGTATCATCAACTTCTGTAGCACACCACCGGCCTCCACCCGGCCCAATAAACACACCATCAACCGTTAAATCCTTATCCACACATGTAGCTTTCGATCTAACACGCTTATTGGTACGATCCATGTAGTCAAATTCTGCTACGCATTCCTTGATAGTTTCGCGGCGATTAGCACCTCGCTTGGAACGATTGTAGTCCTCGTCAACGATACCTTGATAAGTTCTAATATTCCTTTCACCCTCTTGTTCCTTATTTGTACCATAGTGTCTTTCTTTGGACGATGAAGGTGTTTTCTTTCTTGTTGCTGCTTCTGCTGCTTCTGCCGCTTCACCCTTTTGTTTACGCACTAGTTTCTTTTTAACTACTACGGCAAGAGCCCTCCAATACTTTCCTAATTCGAGAGATTCATCTAGTATATAGTCCTGGTCTCTAACAGTAATAACGTCACCAATTTGGTATTGTTCAGTCGGGGGAAATATGCTTTTGTTTCTAAGAACTTCTAATAGTTCAGGACTTTTAAAAATAGCACTTCTATTCTCACGGTCTACAATATAGGTTTTTAAGTAACCAATGATGTAACTAACAGACTTTTTTCTCTCTAATAGTTGTTCCGCTACGGATATGGCATCTTCGATGCTATCAATGGCATATTCTAAATCAATACAGTAACCCCATTCCTTTAGGTTACCGTCTTTATCTAATTTAGTAGCACACCAGGCACCACTACCGGGATTTACTAGGACTTCTCCCAGGTAAAAAGAGCCTTTAATACAAGCATCGGCCGTTTTATGTTCGCCGTCTTTATTAAAGTAGCCAAATGGTACTATGCCTGGGGATTGACCGTCGAGGCGTTTTGATTCTTCGTGGAATT